GGAGAGCATTCGTGCCAGACTCGTTCGCCTTGATAAAGCGCGAGTCAAGCTGAAGCTTTCCATAAGCGGAAGGCGAAACAACCAACCAGCGCATCTCTTCAGGAACGTTCGCCTCATCGAGCGAAACGCCAGCCGGAACAATGAGTTCGTCGTAGACGTTCGCCGCCGTGGTGCCGTCAATCAGACCGAGCGTGTTGCCTGCACTCTGAGCGATGCGGTTAGCAATAACCACATCAGCGGCATCGCGAAGGCCGAACGCCGAACGCTGAGTTGCCTCAGACATGAGAGCGCCGTTGTTGCGAACCTGCGCCTTATCGATGTCGTCAATCTGGAAGTTGAAGCTGTTCGCCTGATCGATAGTCAGAAGCTGCTCACTATCAGTAAGCGCCTGAGCCGATCCGAGGTCAGTGTCCTTCGTGTAAGGCGTGATAGTGGGGTCGGCAACTGACGTGATGTGAACAGTGTCACCAAACGCCGAGATGTCCCCCTCGTAGTCACGGTTCGAAACAGAACCAAACACGAGAGACTTGTCGAGCTTGGAAAGCAGATTTGCAGCCCAAACTTCAGGAATAAACTTTGTAATAGCCATTAGGGCTACCTTTCTTTTAGTTAGACATGAGTGAAGAAAGCTGCCCAGCATCCTGAGCGGCCATAATCTCTTGCGGGGTCATCGACTTGACCTGTTCGCGTGTCAACTGCTTGACAGCATCCGTTTTCTTCGCCCCTTGATCGCCTGAGCCCTGAAACTTTCGGACATCAGGAACGCCAAGGTGCGGCTTGCGGGTCAACAGGTCTGCGATAGCTTCCGACAGAGCGTCAGAGTCAACATCACCGTCATCGGCAACATCGAAATCTTCCAGATTGATATAGAGGGCAGCATCGGTCGGGTCAGCAAGTTTGCCCGTGGCCGCAGCCTTGAGCTCACTTTTGATGTACCGTGCGTCTGCTGCTTTTGTTGCTTCAGCGCGGGCTTCCGCTCGTGCCTCATCCAACGCTTTTTCCTCGGCAGGCTTGTCCTTGTTTGCCAGTTCGGCTTCCGCTTTTTCGGCACGCGCATTGGCAGATTTTGCGTCTGCTTTTGCAGCAGCACGTTCCTTCTTCATCGCGTCAAGGGCTTTCTTGCCTGCATCACCTAGTTCGGGTTCCGGGGTTTCCGTTTCCTCTTCTGGTGTTTCTTCAACTGTTTCTTCGTTGTTTTCTTCAACTTCGGCTTTTTGCTCTGGCATCAGGAATTGCTCCAAATATTTAGGCAGCGTTGCGCTGCGTTTCTTCCGCCCCAAAACGGAGCGGAAAGTGCTATGGTTTTATTACTCCGCAAGGAGCGCGGCTGTGGGCGCAAGCCCCACGGACGGGAGAACAAACTTGGTATTTGGCCAAGGGAGCCTCCAAATAAAACCCCTCTTCGGAGGGGTTTTTCGTTTGTCGGCTTAATCGAGATAGCCGTACTTTTTGAGAAGTTCCCTATATCGCGCCGGGTTACTCCCAGCCATTGTTTGAATGGCTTCTGGCATCAACCGAATACTTGTCGTGCGGCGATACCGGCCCTCTTTGGTTGATTTAGCCGTAGCAGCTATTTCACTTCGCCCAAAGCCACCACGAGCGGTAGTGCCCTCCGTGGTCGCATACACCCGCAAAGGTGAACCGTCAGCCTTCACGCCGATAGTTAGCGGCTTCAAACGGTTGCCCGAAACTGCCGCACCACCATGACCGGAATAACCGATCCCGTAAGCACCACGACGAGCATTGACAACCTGAATCGGGTTAGCCCCATGTCGGATAGCCTCAGCCCCAGCTTTGGTGAACACCCGACTCTGTTCAGCCGGAGTCAGCGTCCCGAAATACTCTTCAGGTGAGCTCGGGAGACCATCAGGAATTTTCGCCCCGCCAGGGATCGCCATTGTCCCGCACTTGCACGAAACGTGCCGATCAAACGCAACCGCCCCCGACGACTTACCGGCAAGGATCGCACACCGCGAACACGCACCAGCATTGAGTACACGCACATAAAGCGTGTACCCCTTGCCAGCGGCAAGAACACTGTCAGAACTGCGCCCCAAATCATGTACTGCGCCCTGAGCCAAAATGCCCAAGAACGCAGCTCCAGACTCGAACGCCCTCGACGGGGCAAGACCAGAACCAATAAGACGTTTCGTTTGCGTCACAGCACCATACATAGCCGGGGCAACCTCACGGCCATCACTCATAACGCCAGCAAAAGCACCCTCGTTGAGAGTCACCGGCTTAGGTTGATACCCCCACGACTGGTCAACCGCAGCCATATAAGGAACGGACTGCTGTGCCGCCACCAACTGTGCAGAAGTCACCAACCCGACCAGTTGCGGTGCCACCCGATCCCAACCAGCTTCGAGGTCATCTAGCGGAACCGTGCGGAATGCCCTAACAGCGCGAACCGCTAAATCATTACCTAACGCCTCGCGTCGAGCATTCTGCGCGTCACCAAGATCAGACTGCCGAGACATCGTTTTGGTTGATCGCATCGTTTACCGCAGCGTGAGCAGCAAAAGTAACCGCAGACTCTTCCTCAAGCTTCTTCATAGCAAGAACACGTTTGATCTCCACCGGATCGAGCCCATCAATTTCCATCAGGTACTCAAGGGGGTAACCAATCGACTTCTTCTTCACAAGCGCATCGGCAAGTTGAGACTCAGAACGAATCTCAGGGTTGGCCCACGCGATCGTTGCCAACCGTGCAGCCTGAGCCAACTTCTTGTCACCCTTAGCGAGCGCAATGAGTCGATACACCTCACGCAGGCGCGGGGTCACGAACGTCTGAAAGTCGATGGTCTTCTTTACAAGACCAATCTCAGACGCTTTCAAACCATCAGCACCCACATTCGACATGCCCGTTTTTGTAATCAGGTACGTCGGTGGGGTGCGAGTCTGAGCCGCAATATGACCCACCGCTTCATCAATGACATCGGTGAACACATCCAGCTTCGCAGCCTCCCACGAATCAATCTTCGCGTCGCCACTGGTCAGATACAGAAGACGCTTCTCAGCCAAATCCTTCATATCGACCGGCTGTTCACCAGTCTTCTTGCCTTCAGCATCCAAAATTGGGCGCATCGGGGGGCCTTGACCCGTAACCACACGGGCAGGCATCGACGCATAATCGGCCGCCAGGAACAAATAAGCCCACAACAGGTTGATTGCGTCCTGCATCGGCATCACACCAGCAGTCTCACTAATCGGGTCATGGCCGAGAAGTGGACGGTTGGGGATCTCGACAACAGGAACCTCACCAATGAAGTTAGCCAACGGCCACTGTTCATTCGCGGGCTCACGCGGAATCCAACCACCCTCCATGCTTGAAGCGTCCTTCGACTGTTCAACCTGAGACTTGCGCTCATCCGCCGGTAGAACACGTGGCCGCTGAAACTTCCACAAAAACTCTGGTGTGTACAGGGTTGCGAACTCCGTCGTGTCATCCACCCACGTCTTCAACGCAGCCTTACGAATACGCGGATTCTCCCAGTCATACTCAATCTCAACCGACGACGGGTGCTCCCAGGTGACCAACGGCTCATCGGTGAAACTATCGCCCCACACAATGACAAACGAACGAGACGCATTCAAGGAAGTCACAAAACCCTGCGACGACTGCATCTCCATCTCATTCTTCATCCACTGCTCCCACAGAACACTAGAACCATCACCTGAACCATCGGGCAACTTGATACCCGTATGGGTCAGACGTTCCGCCTCAGCATCAACCACCGGACGGCACCAGTTATCCGAGAACCCGTCATAGCGGGCAGCGTTCGCCTTCTTCCACTCTGCCGTAGCAAAGTTCAGCGGTTGCTTACCGTCGTAATAGTTCTCAGCCGTCGTAATTTCTGGGCGACGGGCAGATAGGCGGGCATAAATCCTATTCACCAATTGGAGGGCTTCATCAGCGTTCATCGAGCGGCCTCCTAAGGGGCTTAGAAATATATGTAGTCCTGTTCCACGACCGCATTCGCCCCTGCCGCGATCGCATCCGAAACAGCCTCATGCGCCAAAACTGACGACATCACGAGGTCAAACTTTTGATGATCCGCAGGCTTCCCGAGGATGTACTGACGCAAACCAGTGAGCTTTTCCACATTGCGGGCGCGAATAATCGCATTCCGCATATGCGTCTCAACATCAACGTCTGCATCATGGGTGAACGTCGAATCTGTGTTGTAAACA